CATCCACTCAGAATCACGAACTGAGATAGTTACACTTGGCTTATGCTCACACCAGTGTCGCTGATAGGTGAGCCACAACTCAAGCTGCTCTACAGCTGTCATATCATTACGTGTGACTGCTAACTCAGGAGACTTGACAGGGAAGCTAAACACTACAGTAGAGTCAGGCTTCATGACACAAGGCTCATTGGGAATACCTTTGTCAATCATAAACTGTGTCAGAGGGTCTTTGCTGTCACCACGCACAGTGCGAATGTAATAGGGGCTGTGACGAGCATGAATACCAGAAGCAGAGTCAACCAACTGTGATACCGTACCGGAAGGTTTAACGCAGCTGATACTAGCAGAAGCAGGGATGCCAAGCAACTCAGCCCACTCAGCGTTAGTAGCCACAGCAATGGATCGTAAATGTTCAAGGGTCTTCTCCAGTCCTTTGTTCTTGTTTGTCATAAGAGGGTTGTCCATGATGCCTGTCATAGACACACCAAGCAAACGCTCTTCTGCTGTGTTGTTCTGCCAGACCTTACGCAGATAGGGGAACTTAATCATGGTAGACTGGATCGTACCTAAGATGGTAGCCAGCTTAACCTTACGCTCAAGATCCTCAATAGTATCAGTCGCACGTACTACGCACTCCGTTAGGTTGCAAAACTGATATGGGCGTAAAATGATTTCAGAACAAGGGTTTGTACCAAACTCATGGTTAGGATCACGCCGCCCAAACTTAGCTGCTTGTTTCTTGGATGCCTCACGATTGAAGATACCACGCTCACCAGACTTAGACTCAACCAGTGCAAGCCACTCACGCATGAATGTTTCCATGTCTGGCTTCTCAGTGTATGATACAGAGTTGTTAGCCAAGGCACGATGCCCAGCAGTTTCCCACCACTGTCCTGACTTAGCGTGACGCATACGGTCATCACTTAGGTTAGACAGAGAGATCATAGCTGAACGTCTCACACCGCCTACAACCACGATCTGACCAATGAAGCACATCAAGTCGTGGCATTCCATAGAGCTAAGCTTGCGTCCTTGTGCCGCCTTGAAGGTAGACACAGCAAAGTTAAATAGTTCTACGAGTGGCGCTGGGCCTGACGCTCTACCGCCGAATGTTTTAAGTCTTGCACCTGCAGGACGAACTTGGGATACATCCCACTTAGGAATCTCACCAGCCCAGAGGAGTGCAAGAACTTGACGGAACCCCTTAGCCCAGCCTTCCTTACTGTCCTTAACGACAACGATAGACTCACTCTGGAACAACTCAGGCACTTCTGGGAGCTTGCTGATAAACTGGCGCTCGACACTAAACCCGACACCAGTACCACAGAGGAGGATGTACATAGCCTCATCAAAGGACTTAGGGTCATCTACGGGTAGGTAGCTACAGTTGTAGCCTGCTGTGTTGTCACGATCAAGCGCTGGGCCAGCTGTCATCATAGCTCTCATAGATGGCATGATCTCTTGACCAAGGATAGCCTGCTCAATGTCGTTGATGTAAGAGTTGTCACCTGTCACACGGCGCACTACGTTATCCATGTAGCGGCTTACTGTCTTACCCCATGACTCACGGCCTTCGCCGTCAAAGTACTTGGCGTAGCGTGACTTGTGAATGAATGCTTGATAGTCTGTTGGTAGTTGATTGCTCATCGGTTGTCACCTGATCCTTTAATAACGCCACGTCTTGCACGGCTGTTTAGTTTGTCCATATTAGTTTGCAGTACGTCTGTCAGATCACTGTAAAAGTAATTAGCTAGGGCTGTAGCGTAGAACACAACATCTCCTAACTCTTTAACGATGTCTTCCTTATTGATCTTAGTGTTATCCCTACGGTATTTCTTAATCTTCTCAGCTACTTCACCTGCCTCACCAACCAAACCTAAAATGTTTTCAACAAGTCTGTCATCTCCTTCTGTGACAATTTTATCTTCTACCCAATAAGAGTACTCTTGGGTATCAACATTAGTCATAGCGGCGAAAGCATCTATATCTTCTTGTGTAATCATTGTCTCTCCTTGACGTTTAAGTTCTCAATCTCCACATCATCTACATCATAGATAACATCTGTAATCAAGTCATGAATGTCTTGCTCATGACTGTCTTCGTAGGATGATAGTATGTTATTATTCTTATCAACCTTCATAACAAAAGTAACACTAAACTTCTTCATGCGCTTCCCTGTGTCTTAGACCAGCGTGTAAGTGTAACTACATTATCCTCTACTTCATACGCTTTAGCTTCTGCTTGCTCTCGTTCTGCTTCTGCATACTGATCGGGAAACATCTCTTGAATAATGCCCTGCCGTAGATCTGCAAAGTCTTCCCAAGCATCAGGGTAAAGCTCTAAGAACTGCTGTGCTGCAGACATAGTGAGTGCCTCATCAAGAGCAGCCCTCATGCCATCCTCTGAACCAGCCGAACCAAAGACCATGCCAGTCTTGATACTGCCAGTCCACTCACCGTCCTCAACGACAGGAGATAGTATAATAGCTACGTCACCAGGTTTAATCTCATAAGCCATTACTCTCTCCTCTTAACTTTGACACGTTGCTCTTTCATTCGCTTGCCTTTCTCTTTGAGCCACTCTTCTGGTATCACACGATTAGCCCAGAGGAAACCCTTTTGATCGCACCAATCGCAGTACCTACTCTTGGCTCCTTTGTAAAGCCTTGAATTAGCATTACTAAATACAAAACGAATATCTAGTGTAGGATGCTGACGCTGTATCTCTATATGTTTACGTCTATCTGCAGCAGAAAACAACCCCTTCAGCTCAATTATTATGCCGTTGTCTAGCTCAAAGTCTGGCGTGTATGTACGATACTTTAGATCCTCCCACTCTATCTTTAGCTTTTCATAGGCTACAATCTTCTGCCTATCCTTGAGGTATGCAGCAGCCTCAACTTCAAGGCCACTGCGATACGTTCTAGAGTTATGCCTCCGGTTCGTCTTTGGCATCATCAACCTGGGGTTCTTTTGCTGCCTCTACAATCATACCAGCTAGGTTCTCACGCCGTGCTGTTAGTACCTGATGCATATAAGCTATACGATCCATCTCAGAAGACGCAATCTGTATTTCGTTATACATCTTCATCTGATCCTCGTTAAAGTCATCAGTGTAGTAGTCTGTTTCGTTAATTTTAATCTTAGCCATTCAGGTATTCCTCTGCTATGAATGTGTAGTCCACAAGTTGTGGGTTCTTAGATTTACTAGGGATACTTGGACGTGTCTCAAAGGTGTCATGACACTTATGTTTAAAGCTGCAGAATTTACAGTCATCAGGTAGCACCCAGTTACCTGTCTTCTTACGGTAGAAGGATTCCTCTACTGGCTCAAAGCAACGCTCAAACGGTTCATCGTTATCAATGTAGTCTACGGTAGCTTGAATGTCGGCTAGAACTGCTTCCTTGTCTACATCCTCAGAGGCGTCTACATACTTGAATTGACCATTTGCTTTGTTGACTACCCACCATCCACCTACATCCTTTCCAGCGGCCTCTGCGTAGCCCACAAGCTGTGCCACGTAGCCAAAGCCGTCCTTGTAGGCTAGTGAACCAAAGGATGCAAACTTGTTATCGTAAGACCAAGGTGAGGCAGACTTAACATCGTCAATGCGTCCATCCATCTCCATGTCATACTCACCCTTGATCTCCTGACCATGAGGTAACTTGAGTGTGACACGCTTGTTATCCCCAAACTCTATGCCTGCTGAACGTAGGACACCCTTGAACACAGCCTCAACTATATCGCCAAGGATCATGTTCATCAGGAAGTGTGGAGGGAATGGTGTCTTGTCTTCTGGGTCATTCTTGTCAAACCATAGCTGACACTTAGGCCTACCGACATTAGACATCCGTAAGCGAAAATCATCACGAAGACCACCTGAGAATTGCTTATACAAAGCAGCCTCAACATCGGAGGCGACTTGTTTAGCCACCTCCTCTGTCATAGTAGTCTCACCAGCCATAGCCTTCTGCAAGAAAGAGAAAACAGCTATCTCTGCAGGATGAGCCATTAGTATGGTGCCTCTTCTACATCAATAATAGAACCTACAAGTGCTGCATCTTCCTTGCTCATACTTTTATTGGAACGCTCAGTGTGTAGATCCATGATCTTACCATTTGAGTATCTGACATAATCCAAGAAGTCTGAAGCTACTTTCCTCATAGCTGCAGTGTCTTCGTCTGACTCCTGTACAATCTCTCCTACAGAAGAAGTAACGTAGCCATAGGTAGCACCTGTAGGAATAGAAGTCTCTGCACCACTAAGGATAACCTTAGCCATGTGAGTTTTGACGTTCTTACGTTCAATAGCTTTTTCAGTAGCTGCAAGGCTCTTGAGGCTATCGTTATTTTTAACATCCATAACGAATGGAATATCAACATACTCACCAGCGGTAGGTTGTCCTGCATCATCAAGAGGAGCCTTAACTGTAAGTGTACCCATGAAGATCTTCACACGTTTAGCTGAGCGAATAATCTCCTTAGTAGCTTCAGGTAGTGCGTTCCAATCCTTAATGTAACCAGAGGGACGGCCTAAGTTAAAGCCACCAGTGCTATCCTTTAAGTCGCTGTGAGTAGAACTACTCATAACGGACTTCTCCATCTCATTAGATGAAGCATTCCACCGCTGAAACTGAAAGCGATGCGTGATTATACGAACCTCTACGCTTTCTGCATAGAAGACATCATCACCAAGTGTGATCTTGTAAGACCCAACAGGTACAACGTCTGTCTTGATCTTCTTACCGCCAAGCTCAATCTCGCCTTTAATGGCTGTACTCAACATGCTAACACGAGCCAGAGAAGATCGTGATTGTGTCTGTGGTTTAGGTTCACCAATCAGCTCTGCTAATGGGTCTAATGAACCTGTTGTTGCTAGTTCTGTACTCATCTGTATATCCTTTACTACAGTCAAAAAGAGTCTTAGTTATACCTCATACATCTGTTACGTCAAGCCAATTAGTCCCGATTTTAGATTCTAATAATAGAGGCACGTTCATTTTTACGTTATAGGCTTTCTCAATTAAGTCTGTCAAGCCCTCATTCATGTCTTCTATAATGCTTAACACTGTCTCCTTCTCCTCTGGGTGAATGTCTATAACCGTTGAGTCGTGAACAGTATTCACTAAGCAAGATTGTAGCCCCTTCAACCGCTCCTCCAGTTCAATTAGCACTACAGGAACAACATCACCAGTAGCAAAACCCTGCACTGGATAGTTCTTAATCATGGTGAAGTGTGATACACCACCACGAGCGTTGCGCTTAACATCAGGGAATGCGTACTGCCGCCCTGACACATTAGTAATCTTGTTAAACCGTACAGCTTCATCAGCCAAGTTCTTGTGCCAGTTAGCTACACCCTGATACTTCTCATTGAAGTGGATGTAGTAGGCTTCCTCTGCCTTAGATCTGCCATAACCTGTAGCCCCGAAGAGGGGTGCAAAAGTGTGTTCCTTTGCCTGCTGGCGTGTCGTAGGCTGACCTGCGTCAGAGATAACCTTAGCTGTGTAACTGTGAACATCAAACCCTGTGTTGATCTCCTCCATAGCAATCTCATCCTGGGCTAGGTATGCAGCAGTCCTAAACTCTAGCTGTGCAAAGTCAGCCTCACAGATGTAGCCGCCATCCCAGCGAGACACAAACACCCTCTTTACGGGAAAAGTCCCGCCTCTTGGCATGTTTTGCATGTTGGGATTTCTTCCACTAAAACGTCCTGTTGCAGTAATGTGTTGGGTGAGTCCCACATGCAGGAAACCGTCTGACTTGGTGAAGGTGTCGATACCCTCCACAAAACTAGAGAGGTAGCTACTAACAGCAGAAAGACGCTTAAGGTCAGTAAGAAACTCAACAGCAGCATCCATGTTGTTCGTTTTAGCAGTTCCCACAAGTACATCTAAGTTATCCTTCCCTGTACTAAACCCGTTAGCACTTACCCAAGAAACATTAGGCGCACCAAACCCTAGACCTGCCATGATGTTAATCTCTTTCAGGCCATACCCACGAGCATCACAGTCCTTACATTTGTTAGGTTTGGTAAACTTAGTGCCATCCTTCTTTATTTTGTACGTCTTTCCAGCGCCAGAACAGGTAGGACATGTGAAAGCCTTGGTACGTTTGATGATAGTACTGTTCTGATCTACCGCTGCCTTAAAAAGCTTAGGCTGATGAAGCCCATATTGTTCTCGCAAACTCGACTGTCGATGAAAGATTTCAGCCCATTCTTTCTTGTTGTTAACCTTACGAGAGAAGACAACCTGAGAAATCTGCTCTGGTGAGTTAAGATTGATAGGTGTGTCACCCATGATCTCACGCACCTTATGCTGTAGTCGATCCTCAATGTCTGCCTTCTCACGTTCAAACTGTAAGCGTACATCATCTAAGGCTGTACGATCCACCCTGATTCCTGACATGTACATTCGGGTAAGGGTTTGACAGGTTCTGAAGGTAACGTTTCTAACGGTATGTAGACTGGCTGAATCGGGTTCACCGTAGTCGGCCTCAATGCTGTGGAACAACTCACGAGTTGTGTCGAGATCGCACCTAAGATAAAAGCAAAGCTCACTGAGAGGAATCTCATTTGTATTATACCCTTCCTTAAAGTAACGCTTAAGGGTGTCATCCTTCTGAGCGTTAAGGTTGCGTCTCTCTGCACATGCTTCTAAGCTTAACGGCTCCTTCTGACCACGCAGTAGGATATACTCTGCAAGCATGGTGTCATAGATAGGCCCGTCATACTTAAAGCCACATTCCCATAGCCACATCAGATCGTGCTGCGCATTGTGCATGATGAGAAGAGTAGTCATGTCTAAGATCTGCTGGATAAGCTTACGCCCAGCACCACTAGTGTCTTTCTTCTCAACGTGATCTAATGTTACAATGTGTAACTCTTCGTGATTATCTGCGTTCTGCATACCGACTTGCACGAGGAAGTTACCCTCCTCATATGGGTCTAGGTGTAGCTTATCCCTACGCCTGTTTGTTGTGTTCTCAACGTCTAGTACAAGTCTCATCTCTCTCTCCTCTAGGCTTGATATAGGGATCTCGCCCCGTCTAACTCACAGTGTACTACACCGTGCCAACCACCCTTAAGCTTATTCTTAGCTATATTCAAGTGCCGTTGTGTGTCTTCCTCGTCTGCTCCCTCAACAATGGGGTTCTTAGAGATCAGAACCATAAGATCTGCCTCTGCTGCTTTACCTGTCTTACTGCCTTCCATCATAGACTGGTCTACGTAGACCTTGCCCTCTGCTACTGCACTCAACTGTGACATCCATACAACACAACAGTTGTATTGCTTGGCAATGTTACGAGCATAGATAGCCGCATCTTTTAGGTACACATCGGACTTATCACTTGTCTTGCTGGCAAACTTATCGCCCATGTCCAGGATCAGTATGTCTGGCTTCTCTTGCTTAACCAGAGACTCAACCCACTGCATATCCTTGTTGGTGCTGTCCTTGATGCGAATGTTCTTCCTGACAGGATCGTAGCGGCTACGTGCGAGGGCTACGTTAGCCTTAACCTCATCCATGGACATGTTAGAGGCGGCACTCAAGTAACGTGCTCCTACACGCTCATACGCTTCCTCATTACATAGCACAACACACTTAGCGCCTTGGTGCGCCCAGCCCTCTGGTCCAGCAATGAGAGAGGCATGGAAGGATGTCTTACCTGTGTTAGGACGTGCGCCTACCAACAGTAAGTGACCACCACTGACACCCTCAACCTTGCGGCGT